ATCCTGCTTACATCTGCGAGATGGCAGTAGAGCCCGTGGTCGTCCACGACTTTACTCGCCAACCCGGTCAGACCGTTCAGCTCGACCGCTACAAGTTCTGGGGTAACCCCGGTACTAAGGATAGCCGCGAGCGCATTTCCGACCAGACCATTGGTACCGCTAACAGCCGTAACATCACCAAGGAGAAAGTCCTGGTGGTGCTTAAGGAATACACCGGTCCTGCGGACCCCGGCGATCCCACCCAGCCCAGCACCTTTAAAATTGCTCGTGAAACTCTGATTACCGCCCAGCGCATGCTGCTGGACACTGGTAACCTGAATATGTTCCACCAGAGCATCGGTTCACTGACCCTGCTCGACGACTATCGCCGGTGGCGTGACCGCGTCTTCCTTGACGAACTGTCCAAAGCCGAAGCTAACGGTCCTGCATCTTCTACCCAGGGTGGTTACTACTTCCCCGGCGGTAAGGAAAAGAACCCTGTGTACTCCGCAGATGAGTACACCGCTAATGTTCAGCAGTTCCAGGTGCGTACCGACCTTCTGACCGTTGTTAAGGACCTGCGTAAGCGCAACGTTCCTACCTTCGCTGATGGTCTGTACCGTTGCATCTGCGACCCCACATTCATGATGCACCTGCGTCGTGATCCTGACTTCCGTGAGATCGCTCGTTACTCAGGTAACCCCGGTCAAGGCATGTACATGGGCAACCCCATGATGCCTAACAACGCTAGCTTCTTCCAAGGTCCACAAGCTGGTCAAGGTTACTTCCTGGCTGGTGAACCTGTAATGCCTACGGGCGTTCAGTTTGAGGGTGTGAAGTTCTTCGAATCGACCAACTTCCCCAACAAGACACAAACTGCTACCCTGGGTTCTTCCCCTGGTGCTGGTACCTACGAAGTTGCTCAAGGCTACTTCTTTGGTCCTCAAGCTGTTGGTGTTGGTATCGGCGGCCCGAACGCTCAGGTCCTGATCAACAACAACGACGACTTCAGCCGCTTCATCATCCTGATCTGGCAACTGTATGCTGGTTTCGATATCCTCAACAAGGACTTCATCACCACCGCATTCAGCTTCCTGCGTGATGACGGCAATGTCTGATAAAGAATAAATTACATTAAGGAGGAATAAATGTCCTATCTTTCAGCTAAGAAAATTTACCCCGGCAACTGGGCTGGTCCCCTAAACGGCTGGTATAAAAACATTGATGATAACGGCGCCGGTACAATCGACGCTTCCAAGGGCGGCCCAACTTCAGTGTTGGCTATCCCTGGCTATCGTTATTTCCAAACCCGTGGCTACCTTGCTGTGACGGCAACGTCCGGCTCAGGTCCTGTTGCATCTGGCTCGGTTATCGTTCCCTCGCCTTATCGGCAAGATGACACCCGTACCGATATTACCGGCATGGTAATTTCTGGTGACGCAACTCGCCCTGCTTACATCTATCGCGCCGCTGCATCCGTTGCTTCCGGTTGGGGTGATGGTCGTGTTGCCTCTGGTATCTACGCCGCAACTGGTAACGTCATTACGTTTGGCCCCGGCCTGACTTCGACGGGTACTGTTAGTGAAGCCGTAGCTCAAGCAAACTTGGTTTCCACTGTTTCTGGTACTCAAGCCGGTGAGATCTTCTTCACCGCTGGCACCGCAGCTTATGGAACCCAGCCGTTCCTCACTGAAACCGGTGTTGCCGCAACCTTGATTCCTAAGGTGTACAAGCAGATCACTGCTGCTACCACCTATACGGTTCAAGCACGTGGTAACCAAACTGGCACTTCTACGTCTGGTGGCTTCTACATCTCCAGTGGCGACTCTACTGCTGGTCGCGTAGGCTACGTTGTGGTTGAAGTGTGTTACTTCCAGCCTGACGAAGCTCCTGGCTACGAAGATATTGATGGCTATCTAACTGGCCGCGTTGTTAGCTGATTAGGCTAAACTAAAACCAGATTAATTAATGATCTGGTTTTATGCCTACCAACACTGAAGAGATTCTCCATCGTCACAAAAAGACTGGAGCACGGGTACGTATTGTTAGTGAATGGGATGAAGGCGATTGGTTCATGGTCGAAGATCAGGACGGTCGCCTTTACACCGCTTACAAGACTGAGTTACTACCCGATGAACAGGCCACACAAAAGGTCAAAACTCTTCAGGTAAAAGACAAGGCAGCAAAGGAGGAGCCACGTGTGTTTCCTCCTGATACCAGGCTTAACATCAACGGCGCAACCGCCCAGATGATTGCAGACCACATCAAAGGAATTGGTCTGAAGACTGCTCGAGAAATAAAAGATCTTCAACTCTCTTTGTCGGGTGAAAGATTTACAAGTCTCGATCAGTTGAAACAGATTAAAAGGGTAGATTGGGAATCCGTAATCGCCGCTGATTTAATTAGAGTTTGATTCTCATCTCCAAACGCAAGACCTCTGGGAAACCAGGGGTTTTGTTGTTTTAGAATTAAAAATAAAAAAGACATGGCAGGTCCCGCACTTTATAAAGGAAAAGTAGGATCCACAGGCGTCTCTACTGGCCCTCATGCGCATTTTGCTCTTACTAAAGACGGAAAACCAATTCCTCTTTCGATTGCGCGTAAAGATATTGGACAATACCTGCAATTTCGACTACCAAACAAAGAGGAGTGGCAATCTGTTTATAGTCCAGAAAACCAAGGTTTTAGATTAAATCCTGCAACGCAGATTACAAGTCCTATGGGTAAAAGGACTGCGCCAGCACCTGGTGCATCCACAGATCATCTTGGTGAAGACTACGCATTTCCTGAAGGAACTTCTTTGCGTTTCTTAGGTAGCGGATCTATATCCACGCATGCAGGTTTAGGTAGCGCAGGTAATGTTTCCGCACTTCGTACAGGGCCGTATGAATTACAAACATTTCATTTGAGTGAATTACCGCAAGCAGCAGTCACACGTGATCGTGCAACAGCCCCTGAAGCGCCTAGTTTACCCACCCCGGACCAGAATACAGATACTTTAATGGAGTCACTATTTGGTAAACAGGAATCTCTAAAAGATGTATTGACAGCTTCTTTGCTCCAACAAGCACTTGCACGTAAGCAAGAAACAGCAGTTGCAAATCCTTATAAATCACTAAACAGCACATTGCAGCAGACAATGGAATTATTTGCTTGATTTCTTAAACGTATAATTAAAACACAGTGAGTGAAAGCAGTGCGGCTGTCTGACTTCGATAAAAGTAGAGTTAGATACCACCTTGGTTACTATGTGGTTTCTGTGCCAGCGGGTGATTACTCTCGCCTGGAAGAATCCCTAAACACAGTACCTGACTCTTACTTCTACGACAAGATCATCATTCAAGTCGGTCGCTGTGACACAGCCGAAAAGAAAACCGAAGTAGCAACTTCGCCTTCTACTCGGATTGAGAACATTGCTGGTGACGTTGATCGTACAATTAGATCTAGCAATGCCAAAGAAGCGTTAAAGGTATGGGATGAGATTTATCTCTATGAGACAAATCGACTCGCCAATATCCTTTACGTTCCTAACTACAAGGATCCATTCCAGGCCAGGTATCGTTACGAACGCTCTGGTGCTGAATTTATCCAGGCGCTACCTGGTCCTGCTGACGTAAGTACTGGTTCCAGTATTTTCCTAAACCTTAACTGGCGATAGCGATGTTTAATATTTTAAGAAATCTCGGTGCTCCGGTTTTAAGCGCAGCTGACCGTTTTATACGTGATCAAGTTGCTGCTGGAATACGTAGAACAGGTTCTTCAGCACTTAGAGCAGCCCGCAATCCCGATACTTCAAATCTAAAACGAAACTTAATTACTACACAACTGATGCTTAATACACCAGTGGTGCGGGCAGGTGTTGCCGCTTTTGGAGGCGGAGCTGGAATAGGTGCTGCAAATGCAACAGGGTTTACAGGTCAAATTGAAAGAGCCCTGAATCAAGTTGGTCCAAATGTTGATCGTTTTTTGGGAGCAGTAACTCCCCAAGCCATTCAAAAATTTGGAAGAGAGCAAGAGAATAAAAGTTTAATTCAAGCCCTAGACCCTACGTTTGGCTTATTAAGCAGCGTCTTCCCTGGTACTAATCTACCTCGACCTCAACCGCCAATGCCAGGTTTACCTGAGGGATATAAGGAGCAAGAGCTCATTCAACGAGCGGCTGCAGAACGTTATCGTACTAGCAAGGAACAAGGGCTTGTGCAAGATGTAGCTCGTGATCCCGTTGATTTTTCTGGACAACAAGCTGCTGCAGACCGTGCTTATCGACAGGAACTATCTCGTACGGCTGAAATGACAGCTCAGAATCCTGAGTTGAAACGCTATGAAGCGGACAGAGTTAAAGCCAAAACCCAAGAAGAAAGGAACGCTGTTCGTGATATGGGCTTGGCAATGTGGCAAAAGGAATACGGACAAAAGCAAATAGGTAAACCTGGTGGAGCCATAGGAACTTTTAATCCTTTGATGTCAACCGGTAATACCACGCAAACAACTGGCAACCAATTAGTGGTTCCCATCAATACTGATGAAGCCCCGTATCAAGTAGGTGATTTTAGTAGAGCAACGCTTGATTCGGGTTATGACTTAAATGCTCTTGGTATTACTCCAGAAACAATTGTAGAGTTACAAAATCGTCTTCTTTTACAAAGTATAAAATAAACTTTTGCTAGACTAAACTCACTTGGCAGCACCTTGGTGCGTAAGTCCACCTACTGGGTAACAGATCACAAGATCTACGGAGACCAGTGTCCTCGCTAAAAACCAATGATTCTCTGCCGTAATTTTGTCCGTCGCCTCACTGCCAAACTGAGTCTAGTCGTAGCTCTACAAGCAGTATTTGTCCCCGGTCTTAAGGCAGAGTCAAATTGGGTAGGAGAATAAAACAGTAATTTCAATGGCAAGTCCTATACCCAGACCACGTGTTGGCATTCTTCCTCCGGAAGAACGCATGGCAATGTTTAGTGGTGCCAAAAGACTTGGCTTACATCCTTACGAGTTTGGGGGTTTCATTTCCCTGGAGTCAGGACCAAACATGGACCCCAACATAGTTGGGGGTGCTGGTAGGCGCTACAAAGGAATGATTCAGTTCGGCCAAAACGAACAAAAACTATATGGCATTACTGGTCCTCAAACAAGGGCTGGTCAAATAGAAAAAGTAGTTCAATACTTCCAAGATCGTGGCTTTAAGCCAGGCATGCCCATCGAACGTGCTTATGCAACTGTCCTTCGTGGTAATCCAAATGCATCCTTAGACGCAAAGGATTCTTTTGGTACATCAGTAGCAGGTGCTCTACCACGTTTTAAAAAAGGTGGTGATTTATATGCAAATGCACAACGTGTTCTCGGTGATATTCCTGCTGAGTACACTTCTTCCCCACTCCCTCCATCTATTGGTGCAGCAACTCCACCACCTAGAGAGCAAGGAAACAATCTTGGTGCCAGCCTGTTAAACCTCATTAAAAATACGGGTTTAGGTACTATTTTTAAGCCACAGAGTTCTATTAATCCTTATGAAGAACTACTTGACCCCCAATCTTATCTGCAAGTTTTTGCAAACCGTCTAATGGAAGGAGAGGAAGTCTGATGGCTAGATTTTCTGGATACGTAGATTCTGATTATTTACCTGGAGAAATTCGATCTGCTGGCTTGAGTGATTATCAATTGTCTCCTCAGGACAAAACTGAGTACATGGCAAAAAAATTATTTAAGTTTCAACCAGGTAAAGATGAAGGCGGTGAGATGTTTCAACGCTTTCTTAACTTACAGAGAAATCCAGAAGGCTTGATGCCGCAACTACCAAACACCCCATTTGGGAACATGGGCAGTTACGTCGGGTAGTTAACGCCTCCTATAATAAACAAAAGATACACATAAAGTAATGGCGTCGTCGAATAGTAACAAGCAGCCCCTGTTGATTGATCGACCG